ATCCGCCCCTATGTCTACTTGTAATGATGGGTTCATTTCCAGTTCGTTTCAGCCTGTTTAGCTAGGCGTTCTAATTTCTTCAAGTTTACTTTAGGCTCATCCAAGTATAGCCCCCAAAGATCGCGCGGCTCTAAATCCGCGCCTGATGATGAGCGAACGGTTAAAAGCGTTTGAAGCCTTTGTATTTGCAAAGTCTCCTGATAACCAAGCCACGCCATCATGAAGTCGTGAATGGTGTATCTTTCGAACTCCCACGGCTTTATTTTTAGCTGGCCAAGCGCAAACATTTTCGCGCTGTCAAAGTCTATCGGTTTTAGGCTCCGATGTTCTCCACCGGAGCCGCCAAGTTTTTTTCTGTTTCGCTCTTTTTAAACAAGCCCGTCAATGAAGCGTAAATCTGCGGATCGGTGAAGTCTACCATTCCGGCAATATCTTCGGCTTCGTCTTTTGAAAGTTTAGAATTTGCATTCATCAAAGCCGCCTGAACCAATACGATAAATCGCTTCGCATCGATCGAAACTTTCTTTTTGCCGTCCTCGGTTTCAACTTCACCCCCAAAAATATTGGCAAACTCTTCCGAGTTGCCAAGTAAAGACTGACCTATTAAATCCTGATAAATGCCGACCGCCTTCATACGGAAAATTATCGGATATTCTACGCCTTCAATTTTTATTTTGGTCATGTTATGGGATTACGGTTGCAACTGGCTGGCCATCCAATTCAAAAGAATAACTTCCTGTGATGTTGTCTTTTTGAGGCGCGCTTACATCCAAAGAGGTAAGCAGTGCGTTACACGTCCAGTAAGTGTCACCGCTTGTAGTGCCACCAAACCGCAAAGATACCTTTGTACGGTTGTTTAAAATGGTGAATAGCGATGCGGTGCTGACTGCTGCCGATGTAGTTTGCAAATAGCTGCCTGATACCGTTCCGCTTCCCTTCGTGTATTCGGATTGCTTCCAGTTGCCACCGTCTTTCGTGGTAGTCTCTCGCATATCGCGCTTAAATGAATATTTGCAGTCGGTGCCGTTGGCAATAAGTGAACCGTTGGAAGAAACCTGAATCAGTTCACCATCAATGGTAGGAAATGCTGGCATATCTTATTAAAATTATGGAATACGAACGAAAGAAATTGTAACACTGGTAACCGCTGAACAAATAACAGTCACCGCGTTAGGCGTGCCGGATACTGTCTGATTGTAGACCTGTGGTGGAAATGGGCCAAGTATGCTAATGCCTCCAGCCACAATACTCGCGGCTGCGATTGTCTTACTCAATAACCCGTAAACAGGATCGTTTAAACTTGGCGCGTTTACTACCGTTGCTGATGCCGTGATTGTTCCACCGCTGCCATTACGAATAATAGCGATAGTCTTTCCGTCTGCATTATCAGCCCAATCGCCTACGGTTACCGTTGGCGCGTTTAGGGCTGCCGCAAAGCCTCCCTCTGCTGTGTTTTGTCTTACTATTAATGCCATTTTATTTTTGTTTTAACGTTTAACTCTTACTTTATAAGTCTGTTCATAGACTTCTATTTGCCTGTCTTCATGCTCATAAACATCGTAAGACTCATCAAAAAACCAAACATGCTCCATCTCAACGGTTCTGGTTCCAAGGGCTGCCGAATTAATCACAACCGATGACTCTTTAAGCCCATCTATTAAGGTTCTGACTTTTTCAGACATATTAACAATGGTTGAGTAACTTAAATCTCTAACCGTTATTGAAATAGTCTGTTCGTCAAGTCTACTTACTCCGTCTTTTGTGTCGCTCGGTTTCGTGTTATGCCGAATAATATTCAAAGCCGGCAAAATCATTTTTTGGGGCAGCTGCCCAACTACCGCGCGCGATGCTGTGCCGCTTCCAAGTATCGCAGATAATCCCGCGTCATTGCTTATCAGTTTTACTATCGCGTATTCTGCTGCCATTACCTCAATTTATTCCACCTCTTTTTGATGATGCCTAAACTTTCTTTCTTCATTACCTCAACCGCGCGGCCTTGGCTCTGATAAAATCCTTTCTCTATAAAATCCCCGTAGCGATTAATTACACGCCCACGGAAATAACCTTTTTTTGTGCGTCTGTCTGCTTGCCGCCCGGCTGTAAAGTGCCGGATAATCGGGGCTAAATAAACGCTTCTGCCTTTGTATGATTGATAGCCTCGACCTCCAAGTGTGACACTAACCGCTGTTTTGTTCTGGCGGCTGGCCTTTACTACTACTGACTTCTTGCCCTCTTGCCCTAAGTCTCCAAGTTGGTAAGGCATGTTATCCTTAGCTGCCTTTTGAACTATCGATGCGCCTTTTCTGGCTATGTCCCTGATCACTCCGTCAGTAAATGTGTTCTTACCAAGGTCTGCAAATAGCCCGATCAACTCTTTATCGCCTTTCAGTTCAATCTTCATTGATTGTCACGCTTTTCTGCTTGAAGTCGGCAATAACCCTCGCGGATGTTGCTTTCAATCCCTTTAACATACCACAAATCCCCCATCCGAAGGTCGGTGAATCTCATCTGCTCGTTAATCCCTGATCGATAGCGAATGATTACCTCACATGATCGGTTACCCACTTGCTGATTACTTTCAAAGCTCTCACTTGATCCTGATGTTTTGAGTTTACCCCAAACATAAAAAGGACTGCCGTAATCCACTGTTGGCTTGTTGCCTAGTTCATCAACGGTTGGAATAAGAGACTCGAATTTCAGTCGGGTATCCAGTCGGCCTATGTCAATTCCTTTTAGCATTAAAACGGAAGAAAATAATGGCTAAGCTGACCGTCTACCCATTGCTGAATCTTATCATCTGTGATATTTCCGCTTTGGTTCATCGTTTGGCGGTTCTCGTAAAGAGTTGCTACAATCATTAAAATGCAACTTTTAATGTCTTGTGGCACCGCTTCGCGTTCTTGTGACTCCTGCGCTCCTGCTGCTCCGTATCCTGCGGTAAAGGTTATTTGAACTGCGTCCGGCCTATCATCAATACTCGGATAAGACTTGAAATAAATCCTTCCGGGTATGTTGTTAGCGTCTACAACGTATTCACTAGGTGCCAAAGTCTGCAAAGTGCCGTTCCAATATTTTACCGATGAAACCGCAACGAGCGGAGCCATTGGCAAACGGAAGCAACCATCACGATCTAACCTTTTCGGAAACTCCTTACCTGACCATAACCAGTCGGACTGCATCAAGGCTCTATGTGTTCTGTTCTCACAAAACCTAGTCGCTGAAATTAGCAATCCATTCAACAGACTATCTTCACTTGAATCGGTTTCGTCCAGTTTACACTGAACCTTTGCCTCTTCTATCGTTACCGGTGATAATGTCGCTGTCAGTTGGATCATTCAATGAACGTTTTTGCTGGCGTAGGCCAACGGCAAATTCAATTTTACTTTTTGGCTGCGGCCTCGGCCTCTGCTTTGAGTTTTTGTTTGTATTCTGTGACTTCATTTTCAGTTGCTTGAATACACACACCTTTTTCCACAAGCAAATCCGCTGTGATGTCCTGATCTCTCCAATCCTGACCCCTAACGTTACCGTTAGCGTCTGTCAATGTGGTTAAAACGCGGGTTTTTACTGTTTTGATTTCGGCTACTTCCCCTTCAAGGTATCCTAACCCGTAAGCTGATGCGCCTGTCTTAAATTTTACAAACATGGTTTTAATTTTTTAGGTTACTAAATTGATTTTTGAAAATTGGAAAAACATGGGCAAGGATTTTAACCCTCACCCATGAAAACAAACGCATTAAGGAGTCAACATATCAACGCTGATCGCCCAGCTACCAGGACGCAACACGTTGAAATCGAACCATTGATGCACGTAGTAGTTGGTCAAAGCTGATCCACCTTGTGAGTAAGGATCAACGATGATTTGCATACCTCCAAACTGCATGTACTTGGCATCGCTAGGATCGCCAAAAATAACAGCCGAACAGATACCGGAAGACGTGCCCTTAGTCAAGTTGTTAGGCACGTTGGATGAGATGTAAGCCTCATACTGATCGATCAACGAAATATTTCTCATTCCGGTTGAATTGTTTGAAAATTGCCAGCTTGGAGCCGCATCGATCAAGAATCGACCAGATCCAGCCGAAATCTCCGTACGCTTTCCGTAAGCGTTGATTGAGAAGTTAGTGGCATACTTGCAACGCTCCAACACACCACCAGCTGCGCCCACAACTGATTCAAATTGAGTGATGAATGCACGGCTAAAGTTGGCACCGTTAGTACCACCAATAACAGTTCCAACGTTGGAAGTATTGATAATACCGCGCGCGTTACCTGACGCACCCGAGCCTGTGATGCCCTGAACATCCATCAAAGTAGCGTGGCCTTTTGCGATTTGATTTCTCACTCTCGCTTCCAAGTCGCTACCGCCCTGACCTGCCCCTGATGGCAACATTTGATTAGATACCTGAACAAATCCTGTTGCTCTTTTTGGCGAAAATGCTACGGTAGTAAATAACGTTCCTGTCATTGACTCGGTAGCCGCCGCGTTTTCAGTTGCCGCCATTGCAGCGGTATAAAGTGAGTTTTCGCGCGGATAGTTTTTGTTGTCACCGC